TCCAACGGTTAGCAACATAAGGAGTAGAGCTGTTAGATCCGTCCATTTGCTCATCGTTGAAACGAGGGTTCTTGCCGTCATTAGCATCAATGTTGATGTGTGTTGTAACATACTTCTTAACGTTGAAACCACTTCGACGTAGGTTCCACAACTTCATACCACGTGGGTACAATGCTGGATCAGGTGCGTCTGGGTCTAAGTAGTCACTAGCTAATAGATCAGCAATGTCTGCCATATCTTCGCTAGTACCTGCTGTGCTCCAACGTGCATCAGCAAACAACCATCCATCTGGAGTTGTTTGATCTGTTGTATCTTGTAGAATCCACTTTCCGCCTGTACGGATGTAAACTACTCTACCGTAGTCGCTGACATCAGCAGTACTAATCCAAATATCGTTATCGACTAATGGGTCGCCGTTGCTTTGTGTAATCGGTGCTACGCTGGCAACAATTGGACCTGCTGGATCAGTTAATGGGTATACATTCTTGTAACCTTTCCATGTGGTTCCGTTATGCACCATAATATCTACTTCGTCAACAACACTGCTATACCACAATTGACCGTCAATTGGATCTGTAAATGGTGTCTGTGCTGTTGCTTCGTATACTAAAGGCTTCCAGTTACTTGCATAGAACGTGATGTCTCTGCTGTCATATGTAGCTTTTGCATATAGATTCTTTGTACCAGTCTCGATACCAGTAGTGCTATTTCTGCTCCAACCGGAGAATCCTAACACGCTAGTTAACGGAGAACCAGTACCATTCTTAAGATTGATCTGACCGCCTAACTTATGTTGAATTGTTAAACTTGTAGCTACGCCACTAGCATTCGAACTAGCAACACTAGCAGTTACATGTGTCATGTTCAATGCGTTGATCTTGCTAATGATATCGTCGATGTCATCGCCTGCTACTAGGTTAACTGTATAAGCACTGCTGTAATTAGCAACACCGGCAGTAGATGTGTCTAGGCCTTCGTAAATTACAAAGTTAGATGTTGTAGAAACAGTGCCGGTTGTAGCAACACTGGTAATCTTTGTTGCACCACTGGCGTTTCTTCTGTAGGCTTTGAATGCAGCGACTTGTGGGCTGGATGTAGAAGTTGTTGCACTTCCTGCACCCATTGTAAAGTTTTGCTGAATGTAAACTCTGCCAACTGGAATATCGCCAGTAGCATCAATAGTATTGATAGCTGTTTGATGCTCATCAAAAATGCTAGCAGATTGTAAGCTAAATGCACCTTGTGCTTCGCTGTACAACTTAACATACCAATCTGCACCACTGTTAGGCACAGTTGTTTTAACATATACAGAACCTGTTGGCTTATCACCAAAATCTGGATACTTTGTGTGAGGTGCCTGATATAGAGTTACTGCATCATACGTAGCTGCTGGTAAACCAATAGCAGTTAGCATCACTTCTAAGCCAGTACCTTCTTCAACTTTGATCTTACCGTCAGATACAGAACCGTTGCTCTTTGCACGAGCGTCTGCATACAGCTCTAAGAAACCGCCTGCATTTACTCTAGAACCGACTCCATGCACTCTCATAGCAGTATTAATGCTGGTTGCTAGTGCTGTTAGTGTAGTCCCGCTTAGAGTAACAGTTTGACCGTTGATGATCAAGGTGTTACCGTTGTAAGCAGTTAGTGCAGGGTTAGATGCAGTAGACACCACAACAGGATGGCTTGTCTGCCAGCATGTGCTAGAGAATGTTGCAGCAGAAGCAAAACCTGTTTCAAAGTTTGTACCAACTACTACCCAATTTCCGCTGCTGTTTTTGTACCATACAGTATTAGCATTGTCGCTTGTTACTACCATTGCATACTGACCGTTGGATCCAAAACTTGCTTTTGGTGTAACGCCTAAACCGCCATCAGTTACTATAGCATAATTGTCATTGTCGATTACTAGAGGAACTTTATTAGTAAAGCTGTCTGTACTGGTGTTCCACTCAAAAATACCCCAACGTGTGTTAGATGTATCAACCCAATATGTTCCGTCTACTGGTTCGCCTACTGGCATAGAACTTGCTGCACTGATTTGACTTAGATCTAAATCTGCACGAACAACATATGCACGTGAGCTTACACCTAATACAGAATATGCAGCTTGTAAGCCGTATTCGTTTTGTTCGCCACCGTGTACTGGATTTCCGCTTGCATCTTGATAGAATTGCGGAGTTCCGAATGTATCAGTTAGATCACGTTGGCTAGTAATTAAATAAACTCGACCAGCGTTCGCTGATAGTGTTCCTGGTGCCGTACCTGTACCGCTAGCATTCTGCTTGTTGGCAGCGGTTGCCACAAAAATCAAAGGTACAGTCGACGGTGCTGCCGGTAAGTAAAAACTCTCGTCAATTACGCTAACTTGTACGCCTGGTGAATTTAAAGCCATTTGTTATCTCCCATATAATGGTTTTCTTTTGTATATTTAGTACCAATGGCTAAAAAATACCGGGTTAAATACTGAACAAAAGGGAACTAAAAGGGCGGTCGTATGCGTGATCTATGTAAAAAATGTCAAAGAAGGCCTGTTGCTATCAATTATCTTAAAGAAGGTAGGATATACTATAGATCAATGTGCGATCATTGTTCTAAGAGTTACAAGACAGCTCGCCCTACCTGGGCAAGTAGCGGGTACAAAAAGAAAGCCGCATGTGATAGATGCGGCTTTAAGGGAGAAGACTCAGAGCAGTTTGACGTATATCACATAGACGGTGACATTAGTAATTGCAAGTATTCAAATTTAAAAACAGTGTGTGCTAATTGTCAACGGATATTACACAAGCTCAAGCAGCCTTGGCGGCGTGGGGATCTGACACCAGATTTTTAATTTGATCAAATAGTGCATCGATAGTGGTGTCATTATAGACAGTGTAATCGATATCTCTACCCACCCATGCTGTTTCGCTAGCATGAATTTTAAGTTGTGCTAATTTAGCCTTGCTCAGACTCCAAGTAGAGTTACCATCAGGACCTTTATTATAGCTAACTGCGGCATCATACCATTCTGGATCGTCACCACGTTTGATCCGTACCACAATACCACCAGCATTGTGAATAGCCTTAATTTCGTTAGGAAAGCGTACATCGCTGATTACAATGTTATCAGTGGTTTTACGCATTTTATTTTCTAAGCTGGCAATCCAAATATCATCATGGAAGCCAGTACGGCATACTTCTGTACCCCAAAGTTGAAGCATTAATCTAGGAGTAAGATTAGGCATGTTTAAGCGTTCTGCCCACCAAGTATCTACTTGTTCACGCCATTCGCGGGCTTCTTTTGTGCGGCCTTCTAATAGGGTTCGATCCCAGCCGAATACGCAGGCTACTGCATCTTTAAGAGTGTTTGCAAACGAGTCTCGTCGATAACCGTGAAAATTTACCAAATAATCTGCGGCAGTGTCTTTGCCCGAGCCAATAAAACCAACGAAACCTACTATCATAGTATCTCCTGCGATACTATAATTTACATTATCCTATGACAAATGTCAACGGTGTTTGGTTATCTTTGTAATTGATTAGATCCAATTCTAGTGCTTCTAATTCTGCTTTACCTTCAGCTTTTAATGCTGTGCCGTTTAGGTTGGTTCCGCCCTGTGGACTTGCGATAGTTGCAAACTTTTCACGTGCTTCGCCTAGCATGATCTTACAGGTTGCTAATGCATGATCTTTAATCCACCCTGCAGAGTAGGGATCTTGCATTATGGTAAAATCAGGTTTCTGATTATACATCCATAGCAACACGTTTTCTTCGCCACGAGGACGTTGGGTAATTCTTAAACGTTTTGCGGTAGGGTTCCAGTCAAAGTTGATATAACTACCGAACATTTTACCAACTTCTTTCTGATAGCTAGCAAACATATAATAGGTAGCAATTCCGCCCATTTGTGTACTGGCCATTAGATAAGTGTTAGTATAGGCTAAGTTAAAGGGTTCAAATAATGTACCGCCGTCACCGCCACCTGTTCTACTACCTACACTTCTACGAAATACTTGACGAACTTGCATAACTTCCGGTGCAAGTATGTAATCATTCACATCAGTTTGCAGAGTTAAAAATCCAAAACTTTCCTCAACAGCATTACTACTACGCTGGCGATATTTTGCTAGGGCACGATCGATAGCGATATTGTAGTGTTTAGGGTCTAGTTCAACATCGACCATTCCGTCACCTAGCATGGTACGGACATATTCAACTACATTTTGTCTTTGGGTGTCAAGTTCGTTCATACCAATATTTAGCAATAAATATATGACTATGCCAAGACTATCACTTTACCGCCCTGAAAAAGGCAATGATTTCCGTATGATTGACCGTGTCATTTATGAACAGTTTCAAGTCGGCGGTACTGATATCATTATCCACAAATACCTAGGTCCTGCTGACCCTTTAGAGGGCGAAGCAACTCCTGCTACTCCTGTAAACACTAATCCTATTCCCGAATTGGGAATACAAGATGTACTGTTTATGGAAAACAGAGATAGAAAATACGAACCTGATGTGTATGTTTCTCGAGGAATCTACACAATGCAGGATATTGATTTTAATCTTCAGCAATTTGGATTCTTTTTATCTAACGATAACATTATGATCACGTTTCATTTGCGTGGTATTGTAGAGTTGTTAGGTAGAAAATTAATGGCAGGTGATGTTTTAGAACTGCCGCACTTAAAAGACGAATATGCCTTAGGTGACGATATGGTTGCCTTAAAGAGATTTTATGTAGTATCAGATGTTGCTCGTCCTGCATCAGGTTACAGTCAAACATGGTATCCACATTTGCTTCGTGCTAAATGTGAACCACTAGTCGACAGTCAAGAATATAAACAGATTCTGGATCAAGACAGCGGCGACGGACAAAATAGTCTACGAGATATCCTTTCAACTTACAATCAAAACATTGCCATTAACAATCAGATTATTGCACAGGCCGAAGCAGATGCTGGTCTAAGCGGGTACGACACTGATCAGTATTATATTTTGCCGTTACAAGAAGATGGTAAACTAGATATTAGAGATACAACTGATACAGATGTTGATGCTAGCTATGACGGAAATGCAGCAGATGCTAGTTCTGTATTTGTTACTCCTGAAAAAGACGTTTATATCAGCTATCTACAAGGTGACGGTAAACCGCCTAACGGAGCACCTTACAGTTTTGGTATTGAATATCCGGTTAACCCAGGTATAGGTGCGTATCACTTACGTACAGATTATATGCCAAATAGACTGTTTAGATTTAGTGGTAACGGTTGGGTATATGTAGAAAGCAATGTTAGAATGACTATGACTAACAAGCCGGTTGACGGAATCCCTGCACCAGATGCATTGACTAGACATACGCAACTTGGCAGCTTTATTAACAATAACAATACTGCAACTATTGCAGGAAAAGTTATTGAAGAACGTCAGAGTCTGAGCAAAGCATTAAAGAAGAGACAGGGGCCTGAAGCAGATTTATGATAGAGGTATATATGGACGATTATCAAAATTACAAAAGATTTACATCTAAATGCAAATGCGGATGTCCCGCACACTGTGATCACAGTTGTACCGAATGCGAATACTGCCCAGACTGCGAGTGCCCTGAATGCAAAGAGCTCAACAAATCTAGAGGATATAATTAATGGAACATTTTTACGACGGCCAAATACGCCGTTACTTGACACAATTTATGCGACTAATGAGTAATTTTACTTATAAAGATGGTCGCGGAAATGTGATTCAAATTCCTGTTAGGTATGGTGATATGTCTAGGCAAGTAGCTAGCACATTGAAAAAGAACAGTGAGAACGTGCTTAACTCTGCACCTTTCATTGCCTGCTACATTAAAAGCCTAGACATAGCCCGTGATAGACTTCAAGATCCTAGCTTTGTGGGCAAAATGCATATTAGAGAAAGGCAGTTTGGCTACGTCGATGAAAATCCAAATAGCCCTACTTACGGTCAAACTATCGAAGACTATGCAAATGTGCAAGGTGAAAATTATACAGTTGAACGATTAATGCCAACACCGTTTAATTTGCAGTTTGTTGCAGATGTATGGAGCACCAATACTGAACAGAAGTTACAAATTCTAGAACAAATTCTAGTGTTGTTTCGCCCTGCAATGGAAATACAAACTACCAGCAACTACATTGACTGGACTAGTCTTAGCTATGTAGAGCTTACTGGAATGAATTGGTCTAGCAGAACTATTCCACAAGGCACTGAGAATGATATTGACATTGCCAGTATGAATTTCTTAACTCCTATATGGTTAAGTCCTCCTGCTAAGGTTAAAAAGCTAGGTATCATTACTAAAATTATTGCCAACATTTTTGCAGAAGAACAGGGCACAAGTGCAATGGGGCCTGAATTTAGTTTCTCTAATCCGGTATCTAGAGTCACAATAACTCCGGGCAACTTCTCAATCTTGTTAACAAATAACACTGCTAAATTAATGGCAGCATCTGAGAACTTGTTAGTAAATGACTTAGAACAAATTCCAATTAAAGCTGGTACTAAAATTAACTGGAAGGCATTATTAGATCTGTATCCTGGTAAATTTAGAACAGGACTAAGTCACATTGAGCTTACAAAACTCGACGGTGGAAAAATTATAGGATACCTAAGTATTAATCCGTTTGACGAAGCAGACATGGATGTTTTAAACATTCAGTTTGATGGAGAAACTTTGTTAAACACTGCAATTTCTGATCTTACAAATACTGTAAGTAGGGGCACAGTCAATGCTATTGTGAATCCAAAAACATTCAATCCAGGTACGCCTAGTGTTGATGCACGTTATTTGATATTAGAAGATATTACTGCAACAGAAGAAGACGGACCTAGTGCATGGGTCAATAGCGACGATAGCGGATTCACTGCATCTGCAAATGATATTATTCAATGGGACGGGGTGCAATGGAATATAATTTTCAGTTCAGCTGATACAACTGAAGCAACGTATATAACTAATTCATATACAGGAATACAATACAAGTGGGACGGTGACCAGTGGTCTAAGAGTGTAGACGGTATGTATTATCCTAGTGAATGGCGTTTAATTTTATGATACGTGAAGACATTGTATGCAGCGGAGGTTTATTCTTTGCTAAAGATACAAAAAGATTTTTGTTTTTATTAAGAAATCAAGGCAAAACTGCGGGTACGTGGGGTATTGTTGGCGGCAAAAAAGAACCCGCTGATGCTACTCCGTATGCTGCGTTAGAAAGAGAAATTACAGAAGAAATTGGCTCCCTGCCTAAAATAAAGAAAGTAGTTCCATTAGAATTGTTTACTAGTGAAGATCAACGATTTTATTTTAACACATACATGTTAATAGTTGATAAAGAGTTTATTCCAGTACTCAATAACGAACATGTAGGATACGCATGGTGCAGTTTAAATCAGTGGCCAAAGCCCTTGCATCAAGGTGTTAAGAGAAGTCTATCCAATCGAACTAACAAAACTAAAATAGAATTGCTAATTGAAATAGTTAGCTGATTACCAAGGTTTGTTTAGAGTGACAACAGCAGGAGC